AGCGGTTTTGCTGCTGATATTACCCCTCGGTGTGCCAGGTTTGGGTATGCCACGTCTGTTGCAATTGTCGATAAAGGTGCAACCATCGCGGCCCCAGTAATTGAAAGAATTGTTGCTACGCTGGGGCAGGCAGCTATTACGGCTTCCGGCGGTCCGAATGCGCCAAACACCGTCAAGATCAACGGGGGTATTGTTCTTGCTCCAGGTCGCGCGCTGGTAACAGACACCACAGTCGCAACCGGGGCGGTAATGCAGTTCGGTTTTGTCTGGGAAGAAGTTGACGCATAAATAAAAAGGGATGGGCCGGTGAGTCTACCCGGCCTTTTTTAAACAAATGTCTGATTTTTTTGAACAGTCCATTAATAATTACTCTGGGTTATCAACAGAGACTAAGCCCGCCATTGCCGCTGGGAATAAAGTTCCGAACGGGTCAAGATGGCGGGAAGTCGATACTGGCGCGGAGTTCTTTTTCAACCAGTCTAACGACGCATGGTATTTGTTCAAGGATAACGGCAAGATATATGATGAGGCTTCAGGGTTGTACAAAGGTTTGTTGTTCAACGCTGAAGCTCCGCAGATTTGTTCCCAGGATTATTTGCTGGCCTTGGCAGAAGGTGATATTCCAGGGCATAGCGCTTTCAGCAAGTTTGGTAGAGTGGCCGGTGTCGGGAATACTGTGGTGGATATGTGGAATGGAACGGGAATTTATGTTTGGCCTGTAGCGGCTCAGAGAATGAATGTTGTTTCAACATCATCCAGCGACGACCTCGGTTCGACCGGGGTTGAAAAAGTTATGATAGTCGGGCTCGACGGATCTTACACGGAAATATCTGAAGAAGTTACTCTGGATGGAGTCGTCGACGTATTAACTACCGCGAGTTTCCTCCGTGTTAATTCTTGCTACGTTACTCAAGTAGGTACGGCCGAAGCAGCAGTGGGGGCGATCACTGTTAAGAATGTAGGCAATACTATTACGTACAGCGGTATATCTGTTGGAAACACAACTTGCAGGCAGATGATTTACACCGTCCCTATTGGGAAGTCTCTTTACGTTACCAGTATTAATGTCGCAAGTGGGGCGGGGGGAAATGCGGTTAAACTTAACGCGGTTATAATGACCCCTAAAGTTCGGGTGTTTGGGTCCACCGTGTTTATACCTCTGGGAGAACTTATGACGATTAATTCTGGTTTTATTCGGACGCTTGAGATGCCCGCTAAGATTCCAGCCAAGGCGGATTTGAAACTTTCTGTCGTTGGGGACTACTCCTTGGGGGCGGCGTTGTGCACCGCAGCTGTGAGAGGGTGGTTGGAATGAAAACGACACTCGTAGCAGCTCCGGCGTTAACACCGGTTGATATCAGTTATGTGAAAGCCCATCTGGTTGTTGAGCATGACGACGATGATTTTTATATTGACATGCTGATTTCTTCGGCAATTGCTCAAGTAGAAAACATCACAAATAGGAAATTAATTACCCAAACTTGGAAAGCGTATGCGGATGAATGGCCCGATGAGTTTTTTGTTTTGCCGTTCGGGAATCTGCAATCTGTAACGAGTGTGAAATATAAAGACACAGCAGGGGTTGAAGCTACTCTGGCCTCTACAGAATACATTGTTGATATTGCTTCCGACCCTGGCCGGGTTATTCTTGGATATAACAAAACGTGGCCCACGACTGAGCTTTATCCGTCAAACCCAATCACGATTCAGTTTGTTTGCGGGTACGGCGCAAGCCAGGATACTTCGGTCCCGGCCCCCATATTGAACGCCATCATGCTCATGGTCGGGGACGCATACGCCCATAGGGAGAGTATCATTATCGGCCAGTCTGTTGCAGAGATCCCAGGGCATATTATGAATTTGATTTGGCCTTATCGGCTATGGGATGGGTTCCAATGAGAGCTGGAAAACTCGATACAGTTGTTTCCTTCCAATCTGTCACCAATACGGTTGACGGAATGGGCGGAACAATCGAAACATGGGCAGCTTTGTCCAACGCCCCCACGAGAGCCGGGTACATCCCTTTAAGGGGCGCCGAGAAGATTGAGGCTGATAAGCTTACCGAGAAAGTTGAGTTCAAATTGAAGATACGAAGAGATGACCGCATTGGGTCGGATTGCCGGGTAACAGTAAGAGGCGATGCCTGTAAGATAATTTCTGTTGAAGATTACGGAAGGGCCGGAGACATGGTTCTCTGGTGCCGGGTGGATAAATGAGATTTTTATCCTTAAGTCTCTATTTCTTTTTTGTGTTGGTTATGCTTCCTCTGCGCTTGTTGGCCGGGGTTGCTAATTCTGTAATCGATTGGTCTTTTTATCATTTTGAAATGAATATGTCTGATTGGACGAATGAGTGGGTTTTAGAAGAAGATGAAAACCCGTGGTGGCGGCTATGACCTTCAGAGTTGAAATAAACACCAAAGAATTTGAACAGAGGCTCCAAGAGCATCTTGACGAGAAGTGCAAGATTATTGCTGACCAGATAAAGGTTGATGCCAAGACCGGTGCTTACATGGCCGAGAGAAAATTTAAAGATAAGACCGGCGCATTGAGAAAATCCATCAAAGTGCGGAAAAGTAAATATGATGACGGGGGATATATTGTAAAGGCTGGTGGACGTGGAGCGATGCAGGCATGGATAATTGAGCATGGGCATCAATCCATTAGCGGAACAGGGGCGAACAGAGTTGACAACGGGGTTTTCGTACCAGCCTTCCCATTCATGAAACCAGCACTCGATAAAAATATCAGATTTGCAGAAATAGTTCTTAGAGAAGAGATGAGGAATGAATAATGGTTATCTGTAGAACAGACGAGCAGTCCGAAAAAGCAGCGGTTCCTCTTTTTCTGAAGAGAAGAGGGAATTTGATTTTTGTTTGCACCAAAGACGGGTCTGAGATAGCCCACGTCACTGGAGTAACTGTTGTAGAAAACGTAAACGACACTATGACCGCTACCGTTAATTTTTATCCTGAAGGTTGGGTGGAATAAGTGCAAAACATCTTAACCGGAATATATTCAAAGTACAGTGGGGACGCCACCTTGAAAGCAGCGATTCCAGGGGGCCTCCATATCGAGGTTGCGCCCCAGGGAACCGCGCTTTCCTATGCCACTTACATGATGGTTTCTGGTTATCCGGATTACATGCTTAAAGGAACTCGGTATGAGGTTGTTACAATTCAGTTTGATATTTATGCGGCTACAAACGCTTTGAGGCTTACAGCCTATGCAGCTTTATTGGCCCTTTACGATGACGCCCGGCCAACTGCCACCGGGTATACGACTGTGATTATGGAAAGAACGAATCAGCAATTGGTAAGGGATGGAAGCCAAAACGAGCTTTACAGAGCGGTTGCGACTTATGAATGCAGGTACTTGAAATCATGACCATGAGAGCATTGAAAAATAAACACGTTGGTGAAGCGGTATGGATTATTGGAAAAGGCCCGTCATTAAAATTTTTAAAGCCTCAGCACATAGGTGAAGGCCCGGTAATAGCAATAAATCAGGCTATTAAGAAGATCGACGCTCTGGGCTTGCCGAATACAACTTATGGGATGCTCAAAGATGGAGGAGGAAAAAGGGAATATGCGCCCGACAACCTCAATCCAGAATGCGGATTCCAAGGGGAATGTTCAGAGGATTTCTGCGGGTTTTTTGTTTCCGAAAAAGGAGCGGCTCTGATTGTTCATGACATAGAGTCCGGGTACTGCCGTGAGGACTATCAGCCAAGGTATGTTTTTAATTTGCAGGAATTGGGTTTATCCGGAAACGTGTACTCTTTAATTGCCGCGGTTAGGATTGCTGAGCTCATGGGCTGTGAGCGCTTCAATTTTGTAAGTTGCGATGCCCATGCAATCGGGGATACACAGGGTGATGTTTTTTATAAAATCCAAGCGAGCACCTTCGGCCCTTACATAAAGCATCTGGATTACGGATTTGTAACCCCGTTGGAGGGGGATTGATGACTAAGCTTAACCTCGGTTGCGGAAAAAGCAAAGAAGACGGGTATATCAATATCGATGTCCGTGAATCAGTCAATCCGGATTTGGTTCTTGATATCACCAAGGGTTTTCCGTTCGATGATAACTCAGTGGATGAGGTTCGGGCTATTGATGTCCTGGAGCACATTCCAATATTATCAACAAATTTTGTCATGGAAGAAGTCTGGAGGGTTTTAAAGCCCGGGTGCCTGTTCGTGACTCACACTCCCGATGCTGAATACGGCCAAGGCGCATTCATGGACCCCACCCATATCAATTTTTGGGTAGAAGGTCGGTTTGCCTATTACTGTAATCCTGATTACAGGAAATACTACGGAACAAAGGCAAATTTTGAAAT